GTTGTTAACCGCCTTGAGTCCTCGATACAGAAGGGACTCTATAGGGACAACTTGGGGCAGGTGGAAGGCCCACGCATGACGGCAACGGAGATAATAGAGCGTCAATCCATAGTCATGCAGGATATGGGCGCAGGGTTTGGGCGCATCAATGCCGAGGGTACAGACCAGATACTTGAGCGTGTGGCAGAAATACTTTCGCGCAGGGTAGACGCTAACGGCATATCGAAGTTCCCGCCTGTCAAGGTCGACGGCAAGATAATCTCCATCAAGTACACCTCACCGCTTGCAAGGGCACAGGAGGCCGAAGAGGTTAACGCCATACGTGGCCTGGTTGCCGATGCAATGCAGATGGCACAGGTTGACCCCTCCGCAGCTGCTAGGATAGACAGCGGTATAGCCTTGACCCGTATCGCAGCCAATACCGGCGTGCCCCTTGAAATGGTACGCGACGATGCACACGTACAGGAGATAATGGACAAGATGGCAATGGCGCAGCAATCAGCGGCGGCACCTGAATGATTAAGGATAATACTGGCCCAACGAAGGGGCTATTCAAGAAGCCGACACCGGAGCAGATAGCGAAAGCCGAGGAGTTTGAAAGAGTATGCCTTGACTTTTACCACCTGTTCAACACAGACCGCGGCAAGCGTGTATTGGAGTCAATGCAATCCCGCGTAGAGGGAGATGCAGACCCGATGAAGCCCGACTCTGTAGCATGGCACATACACGGTCAAAGGTTTCACCAAAACTGGATAAACAAGATGATAGAGAAAGGTGAGAGGGCAACGCATGGAAGAAAGTAACGAGATTTCATTAAGCGCAGAAACTACCACCGAGGAAACAACTGAGACAACGGAAGAGACTACGCAGGAGACAACCGAAACCACAGAGGAGACTACATCCATTGCCCTGGACGCTGACGGGAAGATTGATTACTCCAAGATATTTGAAGGCGTGGAGTATGAACTGCCCGAAGGCTTTACAATCATGGGTAAGGAGGTTGGCAAGACTCTACCCGAAGCATTCCAGACGCTAGAGAAGCGCATGGAGGGCTTGCGAAAGCTCGACGCAGAGAAGGGATACTCAGCGCCGGAAGAATACGACTTCTCCGATGTAGAGGGATACGAAGCCGATGACGAGGGGCACAAGGCGCTCACCGAACTATTCAAGTCGGCCGATTTGTCCAACGAACAGGCCAAGAACTTCCTACCCGTATTCAAGTAACTAGCCGACGAGGTGCGGTCCCTCGCAATGAAGGGGTCTAAGGCTGACCTAATGGATGAGTGGGGCGTAACCGGTGACCAATTTGACGCAAGGTTTGACACTGTAAACAAGTGGGCGTCGAAGAATCTCCCCGAAGATGTACTTAAGACATTCGCTGGGATGGGTATCCACGGCATCAAAGCAGCCGAAGCAATGATGAACTCAAAGAGCGAAAACAAGATATGGAAAGGTGAGGACTTGCCAGAGGTGATGCTTACTGCTAACCAAGTAGTTGCATTACAGGCGTCAGAGGCGTATACTGATAAATATCATCCTGACCACGAAGCGACAGTCAAGCAGGTGCAAGACTTCTTCGCGGCGGGAGGCACAGTTAAATAGCATCGACGTAACCCCCTGCGTCCATGCTGGCATCTCGGAAAGACGAGAGGAGTGGTGGCCCTAAGTCACCTACACCTGAGGCTCCCCGGCAGACGGCCCCTCGATTACTGGTGTAACTATCTGCCAACCTGCCGCCTCCGTTTTTACGGACTCCCGACAGAAGGCGATTTAAACCGTCAACTGTTAACGTAAATGGAGGCACCTAAAATGGCCGTTCCCAATCTAATAAATGCAGCACACGTAAAAGAGTATGAATCCTTTGTACTCCATAAGGCACAGAGGCAGAAGTCACACTTGAGAGACGCGGTGCGCGTCCGTAGTGGCGTCAAGGGCGCGACTTGTGATTTCAACGTACTCGACTACTCCGAGATGGTAGCAGGTATCCGTCACGGCGATACTCCGATTGCAGACGATGCTCACAGCGTTGTCACCTGTACGCTTCTCCCCTACGACAAGGCTTTCCTTGTTGACAAGATTGATGACATTCGCACACTCATCGACCAGGAGAATGAGTACACGCGCAACCTCCTCATGGCTATCGGCAGACGTTTCGACTTCTCCATACTCAAAGCCATGCAGGATTCCACCCCCACAAACTCAGTATCCGGCACCGCCGGCTCTGGCGTAACCACCGCCATCATGGGCGATGTCCTTGAAGCCGCGATAGAGTACGATTGGGAAGATGAAGAGCGTTACATGGGTTACACCGGCCCCGCGCTGAATACTCTTCTCAATGATGGTAAACTCTCCAATGCCGACTACAACGTTGGCATGGCTCTGCGTGAAGGCAAACTCGGCCCCGATGAGATGTGGCTTGGCTTCAAATGGCGCAAGCTCCCGAATCCGCGTGGCACAGACACGGGTGGCTCTGGTGTCGTAGCGCGTACATTCGACACAACCCTTGATACTGAAATACTCTACGCTTGGGCTAAGTCCGGCGTTGGCCTTGGCATAGGTCTTGAGGGTTCCGTATCCATCGACAAGCGCCCCGATAAGCGTAACGCGATGCAGGTCTACTCCACCGTAGATATTGGCGCTGTAGTGGTCGATGCAGACCGCATAATCAAACTCACCGCCGATTACAAGGCATAAGGAGGAATAGACTATGGCTGCTTCTGTTAAGGCTTACACTGGTGTCAAGGCAACCGCGCCCACTGATACCACCACCCTCGCACCTGTTTACAGGAATGGGCGTGTACGCGTCTGTGAGGACTACGTTACTACCGTCAATGAGGCTCAGGTAGGCTCCACCATCAAACTCGGCTGGTTCCCCAAGGGTTCATGGATTCTTGGCGGCACAATAGCGGGTGGAACTCTCGCTGCTAACGTCACTTGCACTGTTGGCGTTGTCGGCGTTTCCGGCACCTCATACGATAACGATGCCGATGCGTTTAACGCTGCAACGGCTCTCACAAACACCAATATCACAATGGGTGACAACACAGCTCGCGTCGCTCAGACCATCCCCTATCAGGTCACAGACCCGAAGGGCGCTTATGTGCTGGTAACGACTGCCAACGCGAACACGGCGGCATCTAACCAGACAATCACCGCATCCATTAATTGGGTGCAGGACTAACCGGTTGGGGGGCTTAACGGCCCCCCTTCTTTCCTTTGCATGGGAAGGGGAGATTCAATGGCACAATACGAAGTCACAGGGTTCAAGACCACCGACATGATGACCGGATGCACCGCAAAGGTGTTCGCGGGAGAGTACAACATACCCATCGACCTAGATGCCCCGAAGGTGCTTGATATAGGCGCTTGTCATGGGGCGTTTGCGTTATGGGCGCAAGCAAGGTGGGAAGGCGCGACGGTAACCTGCTACGAGCCTTTCAGTGAGTCTTTAGAATTACTTAACCAGAACGTGGGTGGCTTACCTGGCATTGAGATAGTACCCGCAGCGGTGACAGGTGCAGGGCGTGGCATGATGCCTCTCTATATGGGGGCATTAAGCGAAGGGGCTAACAGCCTTTACCGTGATGTGGTTCCGGTGACTGAGGAGTGCGAACACGTTGCGTGTTTATCTCCTGATAAACTCCCGCCCTGTGATGTGCTCAAGATGGACTGTGAAGGCGCTGAGTGGGAGATAGTCAAAGGCTATACGCATCTCGACGGAGTTAAAGCCGTCTTGATGGAGTATCACACGCAGGACAATTTCAACGCCATTGATACCTACCTTGAGGCTTCGGGCTTCAAGCGAATCGTTATGAAGAGCCACCATTACGGCTTAGGCGTGGCGTGTTTCGTTAGGCGCGACATTCTTGACGCATTTTACACCAAGTTCGATAAGAGGCTCCTGATAGTCTCCCCGATATACAAGGGTGAAGGGCATCCCCAATTTATCAACGCTGTGCGCTCAACACTTGACTATTTGAAAACCAAAAACATCTTCGCCAGCTATTCAAGTCTAAACGGAGATGCGCACATTGACCGGGCAAGGTCAGGGTTGTTGGGGCAGTTCCTTTCAGAGCCTTACTACACGCACATATTGATGGTGGACTCTGACATTGAATGGCATCCCACGGTGGTTGAGGCAATGATTAACCGTGATGTGCCCTGTGTTGGCGCAGCGTACACGTTTAAGGTTGATAGCGGCCCCTTGAAGGATAAGCCCGTATTACGGTCATGGGGGCCACGTAGCGCAGCAAACGACGATGGGCTTGCCCCAATGCGTTACCTTGGCGGCGGTTTCATAATGTGCCAGCGCGATTTGATAGAGAGAATGTGCGCGGCAGAACCGGAACTCAAATTCGATACCAATCCTGGGCATGGCATCGGCTACCAGATGGAGACATACAACCTATGGAGAGCCGTTATCATTGACCAGCCGGAATGGGGCGAAGGCAAAAAGGAAATGCTCTCCGAAGATTATTCATTCTGCGAGAGGGTTAACAGACTAGGGGAAACGTGCTGGCTTGACGTTTACGCGCAGTTAGCACATTGGGACGGTGACAAGTCCTACATTCTTGAAGACCGCTCAGAGAAGGCGGCATAGGAGTTAGAAATGGGTAAAGGCTCTTTAGCCGCTAGGCGCGGCAATCGTATGAACAGGGGTTGCATAAGTTCCGGCTCACAGACCGCAGACGCGCAGATACATACAGGCGCGGGAGTCCTCTCTGCCATTATCGTCATCCCTGACGGCACCAATGAGGCGCTAATCGAGGCTTACGATGGCACCGACAACACAGGGACAAAACTCGCAGCGGTCAAGGTTGCGGGTGATGGGCTAATGGGAGGGCATGAGAACATCGACGTTGAATACTCCACAGGGCTATTCATTGACGTTACGCTCTCCGCTGGCACCGTGGAATATATCGCGTACTTCCAGAAGGACTCTTAAGGAGTTGAATCATGGCTGATATATCAACGGTCAATATGCAGAAGCGGTCAGAACAGGCTAATGCGTTGTCTGCTACACAGAACGATGAAAACCTTGGCGCTTTGGAGACAGCCGTTAACGCATTAATCGCAAGGTCAAACATCGTGTCCAAATACGGTGCCATGTACCTTGAAGATAACACGACAACCACTGGCACGCTAACCGCTGACACGTGGACTAATGTAACCGTTGCAGATATAGCCGTCCATGACGAATACAACGGGATAGCATTCAATAGCACATATAAGGGGTTAGCGGTAGACACCTCCTCCACATACGAGGTTGAGTGTCACCTGTCCTTCAAGGGCACCGCAACCAACACTGTCTGGTTCACTATGGGCGTAGGTGATGGCACAACGCAGACACCACAAACGGCACATCAGGTATCACGCAAGTTAGGCACCGCAGATATTGGGGCTGCGTCATTCGCTGGAACGGTGACTGCTACCAACGGGCAGATTATCAACTTAATGATTAAGCAGGACGCAACGCAAGCCGTGACCATAGAGAACATGACCTTTGTAGCGCGTGGCATACCCACAACATAGGCGGTGATTAATGGCAACCAAAGGTGAAATATTCAACCGCGCTCTTTCGCTCAACGCGTCGAACCTTCTCTCCGATGAGAACGACACATCGAATGAGGGCGTTGTATGCCGCACACACTACCCGCAGATATACAAAGGGATGCTCTCTGCGTTTGATTGGAGTTTTGCCAAAACCTCAACGGGGCAACTCACCAAGTTAGCAGGTGGGGATACCAACGACCAGAAGGAGCGGTATCAGATACCCACGGATGCCTTGACGATTAAGCGCGTCTATACCAAAAACGGGTTTGAGATACCCTACCGTGTCGATGGTGATGAGATAATCACCGAATACGATATTGACACCACCTCCGGCGTTTACCTCGACTATATCCAAGAGGTTGATGAGGGTGTATTACCTGCATACTTTGTGGATGCCCTTGTTTACCGACTTGCCGCTGAAATTTGCTTACCTTTGACTGAGAACCAAACAGGGTATAGCAACTTTTACACGGTGGCGCAGGATATGCTTAAAACCGCTAAGTTTGCCGACAGGAAGGCAGGGGGCACCAAGAGCCTTGCTGACTCCGGTGAGTATTCAATGGTAAGGCAGCGTTACTCCGGTTATAGCAATTGGGGGCGTTAAATGGCTCGAAAGGTTCTTAGCCGACAGTTCCATTTTGCGGGTGGCGAGATAGGTCCAATGGTACTTGGGCGCGATGATTTGGAACGTTACCAATCCTCCGTGGAAGAAATGACGAACTGGCTTCCCAAGTTACAGGGTGGCGCGACTCGTTTCTATGGCAGCCAATACGTCTCAGCAATCGGCGCAGACGGACGGCTTGAAGGCTTTGAGTTATCCGAGGCTGATAAATATCTCTTTCTCTTCGCCAACGAGCGCTTGGTTATCTACAAAGACGATGCTTTCCACCAGGAGTTAGTCACGCCTTGGGGTACTGCCGACCTCTTTGAACTCGATTACGCGCAAGCTCTCGACACCATAGTTGTTGTCCATGAAGATTACGCGCCCCGCAGGATATACAGGGATGCCGATGACATATTCTATATAGAGGATTTGTCTGACACGGACAATGACGTATATATCAAAAACATCCCTCTTGACCTTCCCGTAGTCTTGGAGGCAAGACCTACAACATTCTATCCCGAAGGGTATTATGTACTCGCCCCGCCCTCTGGTGGCGCAGATGATTATTACTACGAGGTGACAAGGCAGGGCGTCACGGATGATGGCATATCTGTTGGCGATAGCGATATATCCTTGACGATTGGCGTAGAGACAACCTCCGGCACGTGTAAATTCACCAACCGTGGTTTGCGGTCTGATAAGTATGTGTGGTCAACCACTTTGGGCTGGCCTCGTACCGTTGCCTTCTTTGAGGACAGGCTGGTATTCGGTGGTTCCAAGACATATCCCAACAGGCTATGGCTTTCCGCTACAGGTGACTACTTCAACTTCTATCTTGGCAGCGCATCGGCTGGCGATGCAATTGACGCAGGGGAACTCCTCTCAGACCAATTTGAGGGGATTATATGGTTGTATGGTGGGCGCTCACTGTTGGTTGGTACTACTGAATCCGAGTGGGCTACGGTGCAGCAAGGGGCAGCGACCCCGGCAAACTTCGCTATCAGGCGGCAGTCTGCAATAGGCTCCAAACGTGCAAGACCTATCGACATTGATGGCGCGGTAATGTTCTTGACAAGTGATGGTGGTCAGGTGCGCGAGATGGTCTACACCGACAAGGAAAACGCATACTACCCTGGCCTCATTACCTCAATGAACCCCGACATAATCAGCAACGCAACGCAAATGGCGGTAAAGGCTTCATACTCCGACGATGGCGCAAACCTCCTATTCGTACTCAACGACACAGGCACGTTAGCGGTATTCAATACCCTGAGAGGCGAGGGCGTAAGCGCATGGTGCAAGCGAACCTTCTCCGGTACTGTGCAGGGCATTACATCCGTTGGCGATGATATTTATTGCATTGCCGCAATCGCTGGCACAGACGTTTATGCCGATGGGGTCTATGAGGATGATGTTTATGCCGACGATGGAGACGACACGTGGGCGTTGCTCAAACTCAATACCTCATTTACCGTTGACTATGGCGAGACAAGCACAACCACAGCGGATAATTTGACCTTCACAGGCTTTGACCATCTAGTAGGCCAATCGGTGCAGGTTATTGCAGATGGTGCCTATGTAGGGACGCAAACCGTGGCAAGCGGTGGCGCTATTACGGTAACTGAAAGCGCAACAACCGTCACGGCAGGGCTTGCCTTACCTACGCCTACCATTAAGACCCTACCGGAAGCATTCGGGGGAGTTAACGGTAACATAGCACTATCCAAGAAGCGCAAGATACGCGCACTTATGCTTTTACATTCGACGCAGGGGATAACTATTGACGGGTACGCGGTGCCAATCAGGGAGGCAGGAGATACGGCGAATGCAGCGGTGGATGCCTTCTCCGGTGTCAAGTCTATACGCCTCAAGGGTTGGGATTATCGCCCACAGATTACACTCACCGCACCAGACCCCGTTTCAACTACCGTGTTAGGCATGACGGTGGAGGTTGGATACTAATGGAGCAATACGCCAACGCTTTATGGAAAAGCGCAGCATTCTACACCGGCATGGGTGAAATTGGCCTGTCAATTGCCGATACCTATTTCACGGGCAAGGCAGGACGCAGGGCGATAGACAGAGACTTGCGCGACTTGCGACAAGCGGGTGAAATGCGTAGGCAGAAACTCCGTGACGATATTTCCGCGCAGAGGGTGGCACTATCTATGCAGGGCAGGGTTAACTCCGGCTCAGCGGCAATCCTGGCGGCGAGAACGGCACAGGAGGCAGAGTTCGATATGCGCGGTGGGTACATGAAGGCATCCGACAAGTTGGAGACGCTAAAAGACACACTGGCAACCAAGTACATCAACACGGTAGCGACAGGCGCGAGGGCTGGCCTTAGGCTCTATAAGGTAGCCGAGGAGACACAAGCCAAGGAGCGTGATAATGCCTGATTTCTCACACGCTATGGATGCCCTTAATAGTTGGGGCAACGCGTTAGCAGAAAGCGAGATACGCACCGCCGAGGTTAAAGCTCTTGAGGCTGGCACTGTATTCGGCGCAGAGACAGAGGGCGACCCTCAACGGTATATAGGTACGTCACGCGCAGGGGCAGCATTTAACAAGGCTTCACTCAACGCCTATCTCCCTCGAGTGGAAAATGAGGTTAATACCACAGTCTCACACGTTACGCAGCAATGGGAAAACGGCGAATATGGCGATGATGTAGGACAGGTAAAGAGCGCCTTTACCAAGATGCAGCGCGAACTAATGACGGGGCTTAATGCTCAAACCAAGGCATTGGTTGCTCCGCGCATTGAAGCAAAGTTCAATGATGCCCTCACAAGGATAAACGCTGACTACTTCCGCAAAGACAAATCGCGCAAGTTGGGCGAGTTTAATGTAGCCGTAGAGAACTCGCGCACAGAGGCTTTAGGCTACGCCAAAAACGGTGATGTGGTTGGCGCTCAAAGTGCATTGGCAAGCATAAGCGCCATGACGGATGATGCGGTATCGGGGAATATTGTCGACCCTGCAAAGGGCGCAGAACTCCTCAAGGGTGTACTCGATGATGTAGTACTTGAGACACACGCCGCTGACATTTATGAGGACTTCACCGCGACAAGGGTTATTGAGTTCGCGGCAATGGACATTCCTGACGTATCACCGGAGAAGAAAGGCGCGATGGTTTCCAGGCTTCTCTCAGAGTTAGGGCGTAAGCAGTCAATCGCCAAGGCAGCGGAAACCGCAGAAAAGGCGCTCATAGATTCCGATGAAAAAACATGGGAAGCCTCTGTGTCCCAAATGATTTACCGTGGAGGGGCAGACCGCACAGCCATCGAGCAGAAGATAGCGGATTATGAACTGTTGGGGCATGGCAAGTTCCCCGCCGAGGCAGCGCGTAGGCTACGCAGCGACTTTGAGACATTCCAGACCCGCAAGAACAATATTTATCCCGATAACAATGTGTTGCTGGATGCCAAGTTACAGATACGCTCCTCTGACGCAGACCCCGAAACTCTGCGAAATTGGCTTGACTCCAAGTTCCAGGCTTCAATCAATTCCGGCTCTGGTTTAGATTACGGCAGTTATCAGTCAATGCTTGCCGAGGTGGACAAACTTGAGGCTGATATGGAAGCCGTTGACAAGACGCTATTGAGCAACGCCAAGCAGGTTCTATCAATGGCTATGGGCGTATCTCTCACAGACGAGGGCATACTATCCAATATGGCTATGTTTAGCCAAGACAAGCAGACGAAGCGCAAGAACATGATGGCGCTGGATGAGTTCTATACCCGGGTGAGGGATGAGGACAAATCACCCGTATTGATAGCGCGGGAGGTTATAGAGAAATACGACCTCACCGAAGGATTCAACGCCGAGGGCGTAACGCCGGAAGATACGGTGTACAAAAAGAACTCGGTAGGTGACCCCATTATTGACAGGGAAGCGACAAAGGCGAACATCACCAAAAAGGCTATTGCAGAAGGGTGGTCAAACGAGCGTTATCAGCGTACACTATTAGAATCTGGATTCCAAACTTCTGACTATACAGACTTGAGGGACTAATGGCAACCGATGACTTGACCCTTGATTATATGAAGCAGTTACAAGATGCACCCGCATTCAAAACCCTTGAAGAAGAGGCGATGAGTGTAACGGGTGGGTTGCAGGTTCCGACAGATGACGCAGACCTTTATGGTGGTATTTCTGCCACACGCGAAGAGGTTGGACGATTCCCCACGGCGCTAGAGCGTGAAGCCCCTGCAATGCCTGAGTTGCGCGGTGTATCAGAACAGGGCGCGGTAGAAGCCAAGAAGGGTGCTGTATATCTCGCAGGTAAACGCGCATGGGAAGAGAACGCCGGATTCGTGTCTGGCTTGTCGCAGATACCGGGTGGACTCAAAGCAGGGACGTATGGGTTAGCCGCTGGTGTAGGTTCCACCCTAGAGGCACTAGGGGGCCTCACAGAGACTATATACGGGTCTAACGATGCTACCCAATGGCTTGAGGGTGTTGGTGCCGAGACGCGCCAATTTTGGGGCGATTTAATCAAGCAGGAGATGGAGAAGAATCCCTACGCTTTTGAGGGTGAGTTTCAGGATAACCCATCATGGGAACGCGCCATGCACAACATTGCAGCGGCGGCACCTTCTCTTGCGGCAGCGGTGGTTGTAACTACTGCCACAGGCAACCCCACGGCAGGAGCGGGGTTCCTTGGGGTACTTGAAGGCTCTGGTACTTATGCTGAGGCAAGGGCAGCGGGTAAGGGTAAAGAGTTTGCGCTAGTCTCCGCTGGTTTGGTATCAGCGGCAATCACCGCGCTTGAGGTTGTCGGCCTAGAAGAGGTGATGAAGGGTGGCCCCAATTGGGTATCGCGCTTCCTCTCCGGCGGCATGGGCGAGAGTTTAACAGAGGGTGCACAGCAAGCAGTACAAAACGCCGTTGCGCGTATTGGATACGATGAATCCCGCCAATTATTACAGGGCGTTATGGACTCAATGGTTGGGTCATTTGGCGCAGGTGGTGCAATGGGCGCGGTAGTTGGTGGAGAAGGAGCAACCACTCCGGCTCCCGGCACGACTACGGGCTTAAAGGGCTTCACCGAGGGTGTAGAGGAGGCGTTCAACCAAGGGCTAATCGACGCAGAGACAAAAAAGGTGGCGGATTACCTTGTCAAGCGCAATCCTGGCATTGATGAATCCATAGCTCTTGAGGCTTCCAATATCCTCCGCATAGCAACGCCGGAGATATTAGCGACTGAGGGCATAAGCCCCGACGATACAAACCTCTACGCTGTTACCGGTTCACAGGAGGCGCGTATTGAGGATGGCATTGTCAAAGCCGCTATAGGGCTTTATCAGGGTGCAGACGCAACAACCTTAGTGGAAGAGTGGTATCACAACTACCTTGACAGGCTACAGGCGTATAATACTGAGTCCTACAATTCTCTCGCCTCACTATACGAACAGGCACAGGCAGAGGGTGAAACCCGCTCGATGCAAGAGTGGTTCGGGCAGCAAGGGCGCGATTACTTTATGGAGACTCGCCCCGATTCCCCGATAAAGGCATTGCTACAGAAGGCCAAAGAGTCATTTCTAAAACTCATTGGCAAGGTACGCGAGACGGGCGCGAAGATTGACCCGATGCTTGAGCAGCATTTTAAGGGTGCGGCAACGCAAGCATTACCTACGGGCAAAGCGATAACCGAGGTGGGTGGGGAATCAGCACAGACCGCCCCCCTTGGCATTGCAGACTTTCTCTCCGCTGAATACGGATTCGATACGGGTAAAGCCGCCGATGCCATAGAAGCGATGAGCGACAACCCCTCGCAAGAGTTTGACGTATTCGGCAAGATGGTATCAGCCGATGATTTAAGGGCCGCGCATCAACGCCATGTAGTGCAGACTTCTTACGCTGTGCAATTAATAGAAACGCCTGAGTTCAAAGAGAAGTTCGGCAATTCCCAAGTAGTAGATGATGTTGGCGCTCCGCTGGTGGTCTATCATGGTACGCAGCAACGATTTAGAAAGTTCGACCCCAAACGTTCCGCGATGGGTGGCATCTTCTGGTTTAGTTCGGACAAAAAGGCAGTCATGGGCGGCGAGGAGGTTGGCATTTCTCCTCCCAGGTTCGTGATGCCGGTATATCTCAAAGCAGAAAATTTGGCTGGATGGGCTGAATATGACAAATATGGAATCGGCGAACTAATCTCGCTTGGCTACGATGGGATAAAACTAGACGATACCTATGTTGTTTTTGACCGTGACCAGATTATAAAAGCGGGGCCGACAATCGCGCAGACCTCCTTTGCCGTCAAGCCTATCAAGCCCATGACCGAGCGCATGAAGGAGGGGCCGACCCTCGCCTCCAAGATTGAAACCATCCTCTCCGATATAGACGGCTTCACCGCCGATATAAAAGAGCGCATAGACCTCGACTCCAAGACCTTCTACACGATGGCAAAGGAAGGCGTGTTGAATCTCCAACGCATTGAGGCAGACGAGGACACCAAGGCGCTGCTTGCAGGGTTCAAGGAAATCCCCGGGTTGTCCGAGTTGGTGGATGAGATGCGGCGAACAGGGGTTGACGTACTAGAGGAAGCCGCCAAGCCTGAGAACCGGCTTACAATTGAGGAGGCGCTAGACCTCAAGCCCCCGGTCACTCTCCCCGCCGAGAAGATGATACAACTTCGCGCCATGCAGGCTACGGCTGTCAATTGGCTAACTGAGGTGGCGAATAGGTTGGAGACGGCAACAATACAGGATGAGGCGGCAATACAGGATGAACTAGGCAAGGCGTTTTTCCTCACGGCAAAACTCTACGCAGCAACGGCAGGGGCAACCGCCGAGGCAGGGCGTGGGCTATGGTCATTCAATGTCATGGTATCGCCGGAGACTCAGATACTTGAGAACATCATGGCGGTATATCAGCAACGGGAGAATGTTGCCGGTGGCGTGACAATGAATACCCTCGCCGGGATGATACGCACCGCGCACAACAAAGAGCAGTTCATCAAGTCAGCGGCATTACCGAGTTGGCTTGAACTCATACACGAATATTGGCTCTTCTCTCTTCTATCAGGCCCTAAAACATTTGCGGTCAATATTTTCTCGAATGCGGCGTTCTTAGGGCTGAATGTGGTTGAGCGGCAGGTAGCAGGACTCGCCCCGGCGCAGAACATTAAAGCGGGGGAAGCGGCGGTAATGATGCGCGGAATGGTTGAGGGCTTCATGGATGCCCTACGGCTTGGCGCACAAGCTTATATATCAAACGAACCGATAGGCAAGGCGGCAGACGTTAAGCGTGAGCCTAAACTCACCGCTCAAACAATAGGCGCAAAGATTGGCTACGAGGACTTCCAGAACACCACAATAGGGCGTGGTTTGGACTTTATATCCTCCTGGATACTAAGAGGCCCCATGCGTGGGTTGGCAGCGGGTGACGCCTTTTTCAAGGCTCTCGCGCACCGTATGCAGTACAGGGCCTTAGCCTATCGCAATGCCATAGACGTTGCCTCATCCCCCGAAGCAGAGGGGCGCACCTCAGAGGAGATATATAGAGATTATATCGCTAATCCAAACCCTGAGTTGATGAAGCAAGCCGAGGACTTCTCCGAGATGGTGACATTCACCAACGAGGTAGGGAAGTACGGCAAGGCGTTTCAGTCATTCGCCAATTCAACCCCGATGATGCGCTTTATCCTACCCTTTGTCAGGACTCC